TTGTTGGAAGGAATTGGTATCTCTACCCCACCTAAGTCCCTTACAAATTCTTCTACTGGTAATAGACACATGGTTTGCCATTCTTGTTGTGCTAATATCAAGTAAGGACTTCTGACCTCTGATATCAAGTATTTATGTGCTCCTTTCCTAAAACTTGGAATCTTATCTTCTGATAAACTCATTACCAATCCCATGCGTTCTTCTGGTGAATAGTAATGTAAATTGACTGCAAAGAAAGACCTCTCATCCATTTCCAATACAAATGCCAGAGGATACTTATCATAGTAAGGTAAGTCCTGACGCCACTTTGCTTTGTACTGATAGAACATCAGGTTGAATAATCTTGGAAATGTTGTAGATAAATTTTTATCTCGTTCTAATTCATCACCAATCTCATCAGACCTTTCATCTGTGATTAATTTTCTTGGTGCAAATTCTACTAATTCCTTTCTATACCAATCCTTTGATTGTTTTTTGCCACCAGAACTTTCTTGAACTTGTTCAAAGATAGTTTTATACGCCAAGATTATCCTCCGTTAAGATTTGGAATTCCCATCTTCTATCAGCACAAAACTCTTTTGCTGCTTCCCACTTAGCCTGGTTCTTGGCATACTCCTTTATCTCATACATTTGTTTTTGAGTCACACGCTTTTGTGGTTTAGGACCTTCAACCTGTCTTTTAGGTTTTACTTCGATCAAACTTTCTTTGATGATTCCTTCTGTTGTTTTGTACTTGATGTAGAAGTCAGGAAAATATTTGTGAACTCTTCTGTCTAATGGAGATAAGTATGGTATCCAAATTTCTTCACTGGACCATTTAAGAATATTTTCATTCATGTCACAGTAATACATAAACTTCCTTTCCCACAAGGACCTGTAAATGATATTGTTTGAGTCACCAATATACTTTTTGGGATTGGATGGTTTATATATCCCCTTATAGCTCATACATATAATATAGACACTCCAAGTATTTAGATGGCAGTTCCATACAAGAATTTGTATTATACAACTGATGAACTTATATCAAGGTTTAAGCCTTCTCTGTCTAATTATTTTGATGTTTACATCAACTCATCATTTGGTGGTGTGAGTAATGATGACATAAACTTTCTTGCATATGAAGCAGTCATTCCAGGAACTTCTTTGGAGACAACACAAGTTTTTGGTGATAGACAAGGATTGACTCAGACATATGCTAACAAAAGAGTTTATCCTCCTGTTGATGTTAGTTTTTATGTTGATTTTGATTATAAAGTTTTAGAGTATTTTGAACAGTGGATATCTTCAATATGTCCAAATCTTGGTGTAAGAGGAGATTCTTATCAAAAGTTTAATTATCCAAGAGCTAATAATACTGGGTATAAAAAACAAGTTATTATCACTAAATTTGAAAAAGACTTTAAATCTCCATCAGATAGATTAATTTCTGGGGGAACAATAAATGAACCAAATCAAACCATTTATACATTATTAGAAGCATATCCAACAAATCTTATTTCACTTCCTGTTTCTTATGAAGGTGCTAATTTGTTGAGAACAACTGTTACATTTAATTATGATGTGTATCATTATGAAAATAAAGTTTTAGGTACTAGAACAGTTTATGGTCCTGATGGTTTAGCAAGCAATTCAAGTGCTCAACCTGGAACAGATTCTGCACAACAACAAGCAGCAGGACAAACAACAACACAAGGTCCTTCAAGATCTACAATTAATCAAACAGTAGCAGAACTTAAAGCTATGCAAGAAGCTTCAAGATTAAGACAAGCAGGATTTAGTCCTGGACTTGGACAATCTGGAAGATATGGACCTGGATTTTAATCAATAAATAGTCACAACTGAACTTTATATTTCAAGATGCCTTTACCAATAGTTGCAACTCCAACTTATGAGTTGACGTTACCATCAAATAAAAAGACAATTAAGTACAGACCTTTTCTTGTCAAGGAAGAGAAGATTCTTATCTTGGCTATGGAAAGTGGAAGCACAAAAGAAATTACTAATGCTGTCAAAAATACATTAAAGGATTGTATTTTGACAAGAGGAATTAAGATTGATACTCTTCCAAGTTTTGATATTGAATACTTGTTCTTACATATCAGAGCAAAGTCAGTTGGTGAATCAGTAGAATTGATTGTTACTTGCCCTGATGATAATGAAACACAAATTGAGGCAACAGTAGATATTGATCAGATTGAAGTTGTGATTCCAGAGAATCATCAATCTGAAATTAAAGTTGATGACAACATTACTATCAAGATGAAGTATCCATCACTTCAAGAGTTTATTGATAATAACTTTGATTTCTCTGCACAGAATAGCAGCAAAGATACTATTGATAAGTCATTTGATATTGTTGCTTCTTGTGTTGATATGGTTTATACCAAAGAAGATTCTTGGTCTTCTGCTGATGTAACAAGAAAAGAGTTGATAGAATGGTTACAGACATTTGATTCTAATCAATTCCAAGGTGTTGAAACCTTCTTTAATACTATGCCTAAACTTTCTCATACTCTTAAAGTCACCAATCCAAAGACTGGTGTTGAGAGTGAGTTAGTATTGGAGGGTCTGTCCAGTTTTTTCGGATAGTTCTTGGTCATGAGGATTTAGAGTCCTATTACAGAGTTAATTTTGCCTTGATGCAGTATCATAAATACTCATTGACAGAGATTGAAAATATGATTCCGTGGGAACGCGAAATCTACTTGGCACTTCTTGAAAATCACATCAGAGAAGAAGAGGAAAAAGCAGCTAAGGCAAATAGATGAATCCAGAAGATTTTAGTTACTTTCAATCAAGAGTAACCAGATTTATTTCAGGTTCAAATTCTGGAATTAAATTTGGATCTTCTGTCACGCCAAGATATACAAGGCTCTCAAGCATCATTCCAGGAAGGGCATTACCTCAACAAATTTTAAATAAATCAACATCTGGTGATAATTTGGATACTTCATCAGGTGGAGTATCTGCATTAGGAAGAGTTACATTAAACCTTGAGCAGACAAAAAATAATTTAGAAAGAATTTTTCAAGTTATTGCTGATGATTATAAAAGTTCAAAAGAACAGAATAGAAAAGAAATAGATGAGTATAGAAAGAGAATTGCAAATAGAGGTAGAATATTTGGTAAAAGAGAATTAGGTGATAAGAAATCTGATGTTTTAGGGACCATTAAAAAATATGTAGGGTCATTTTTCAGTGGAGCAGGTGGAGCAATTAGAGCTCTTGCCATGTTTAATTTGTTGCAAGGTCTTCTATCTGGTGACCCATCTAAAATTATTGGACCTCTTCTTGGTATTGGATTGACATACATTCCAAGTATTATAGGTGGAGTTATTGGTAGTGTAATTGGAGGTGTTGGAAAATCATTAGTAGGTAGAATGTTTGGTGGTGGGGCAAGGGCAGCAGGAGGTGTGGCAGAGGCAGGAGCAGGGGCATCAAAGTTAGGTAAGTTAGGAAAGTTTGGTGGTAAGGCAGCTCTGATTGGTAGTGGTCTTGCATTAGCAAGTGGAATGTTTAATAAACCACAGGAAGAAGATCAACAGCAACAACGTCTTCAACAACTTACAGAACAACAAAAAGGATCAGTTGCACCTCAAAGTTTAGGACCCATACCAGGAAGTGAATTGAGAAGATTTGATAATTTAAATAAAAAGTTTGAGGAAGCACTTGATTTCTTATTAAAGAAGCAGAAAGAAGGTGGAACTGCTCAAGGAAGAGGATCTGGTGGTGGAGGAGGTGGTGGTGGAGGAGGAGCAATGGCAAATCCATATGATATTCCAGGATTAAATGTTGATCCTGGATCTATAGCTAGCAAAGATCAATTTAGAAGTACTCTTAAAGGAACTCCTATGGAGTCAGAGGCAGATAGCATTTATGAAATGTCTTTAAAAGAAGGATTAAATCCTGCATTTGTGGCAGGTCTTGCAGGTGCTGAATCTAGTTTTGGTGGTGCAGGAATAGCAGTTGGAACAAAAAATCCTTTTGGTATCTTGCATCAAGGGTTTTCTCCAAAGTCATATGCAGAAGCAACTCAATATTTGGCAAGGCATCTTAGAAATCCTCAAGGTCCTTATGCTGGAATGAGAACTCTACAAGAGGTTATGAACAAATATTCTCCACCTACTGAAAATGATACTCCTAGACATATTCAAAATATAATGAGAATTGGATCTAGAACTGGAGGTGATCCAGCTTCATTATTTTTAAATTTAGGTGCTGCTGGAAGATCTGCTCCTTCTTTTACTCCCTCACTTAATGCTGCATCTAGACCAGCAGCACCAGCAGCACCTAGGGCAGCAACCCCTAATGTGACTGTTCTTCCTGTTCCAGTAAATGCAGGAGGACAGCAACAAACATCTGCTGCATCACCAGCAAGCTCTATTGTTCCTGCAATTGACACAACTTATCCTGAAAACTTCTTGGCATTATATTCAAAATTAACTTATCAGATTGTTTGATAAATGGAACCACCTGTTTTAAATAAACCTAAAGTCAATATAACTCCAAAGATTACAAAGATTAGTAGTCTTGCACAGTCTGCTGAGGAAATTAAAAAAACTTCTACTAAGTTAAGAAAAACTTTTGAGAGTGGTGCATATCAAAAGAAGACACAATTAACAGTTCTAAACAGGTATAAGAAAAGATTAGATTCAATTCAAAAACAAAATGACAAAAGATTTTTAAAGAAACAAAGAGTAAAGATAAAACTTCCAGAGATTAAAAAGTTTGCTGGTAGTTTCTTTACTGCTGGATCTGATCCATTAAAAAGTATTGGTGCATTAGCAGCATTTAATGCTTTATCAAAAGGTGCAAAGGGAGATATATTAGGAGCACTTGGACCAGCATTAGTAGCAGCAGGAATATTTTTTGGACCTGGATTAGTCAAGAGTGGTTTTAGTTTAGCAAGAGGTGGAATTTCAAAACCAGGAGTAACACCTGTAGCAAAACCATTATCATCTGGATCAATCAGTAGGGTAAATGCATCTCAAGCAAGATTTATACAAGGACAAGCAAACATAGGGGATAGAGCAAGATTAGTTCGTAGAGGATTTATTTCTCCTATGGGAATGTTTTCTCGTGGTGGAGTAGAAGAAACTGCAAAGTATGGTGCAAATTCCTCAAGAGTTGGAAAGGCATTTGGAAGATTTGGTAAAGCAATTATTCCTGGAGTTGGTGCTGCAGTTGGTGCTATTGATGCAACCATGCGAGCACAAGAAGGAGATAGAACAGGAGCAGCAATAGCAGGAACATCAGCAACTTTAGATGCACTTGCTGCTGCATCTGCTGCAACAGGTATTGGATTACCTATAGCAGGATTACTTTCCATAGCATCATTTGCATTAGATGTGACTAATCTTGTTCGTGATTTGAGTGGTTCCAGTGAAAAGGAAGCAGCAAAAAATAAACCACAACAGGATAGGTTACAGCAACAAACAGAAGAGCAAAAAAAATTAGTAGATAAGAAAGAAGGTGAGACTTTAACTTTTGGAAAATCTTTAGATAGGTATGAAAGAGTAGTGAACAAATTTGAACAAATTTCTAAAGGATTTAAAATTAC